ATATCCATTATGTTGCCAGATATTGGCTCAACGATCATATCTTTTGTAATCTTATAAAGAGACGTTGATGGAGAAAAAAGATTTTCAGAAGGTTTTATAACTTCAACATCTTCGCCATATATTGCTTTGAATAAAATTTTGAACGATTGGTCTGTTCCTTTTGATGTATAGAAATCTTTTGAATTCTTCACAAAAAGATTTTTATCAATCTTGTCAGAAAGACTTCTATCTTCTAATCCTGGTAAAAATTGATGTTTTGCTTTTTTGAAAAATTGAGTTAAAAACTCTACGCTTAGATTTTCAATATTTGCTTGGGATTTGTGTGATGCTGATTCGGATGTTGAAAATACAAACTCATCATTTGTAGAATTTTTTGAGTATGCTTGAAATCCACGAATACAACCAGTAAAACTAAAAGTATTTTTTCCGGTATATGTAATTATTTCGTCATCAATACGAATTAAACCATATTCATCTGGAAATCCATTCGTATTGTTACATTTAATTGTAGTTTCAGTATCTGTAATGTCTGATCGTAATGAAGTAGATTTTATTACGTTAGCATTATTGTTTAATTTAATATATTGATCTATATTCTGAATTAAATCTATCGGAGCTCCTTGAAACTCTTGAGAAAGATAGTATTGCGATAAAAATTCTCCCAACAAAGGAAATTCATCCTTAACGTAATCGGGAAGTTGATTTTTTACGATGATCTTGAAATCTACTCTAGTCTGTGTCATTTTATGGTTTTACCAATAAACCTCTGTTATAATTGTAGCTGGAAGAAACGTTATATGCTGACGCCGATGGATCCAATCCAGAAGCAATAGTGTCAGAGATGACCTCAAAGATACTATTATTTACATCTAGTTGTAAATAAAGATCCTGAAGACCGATAACATCATTTGACTGTGGAGTTGCGACAATTTGAATTGTTGATTGTCCATCAATCACTTTTACAGTTGATTGAATGTTTATTGGATTTAAAGTAATAATCCCTTTAATGTAATCAATTCTTCCAACGTTCCTTCTTACAATTGACGGGTTTCTTGAATTTGGATTATCAAGAGTGAACAGGAACAGTGATCCGTTTTCTCTATTTGTATTTGGCAAATCTCCAAGATAAACATTTCCTGTAACACCAGCAACTCTAAAAGCACTAGAACGAATATTATACCCACTCATTCTTGAAATGTGGAATTGATTACCAAACCCTATCTGATACTCAGCAAGTGTGTTAAGGGCAGCCCTAACGTCTCTACGCATCGCTACAGAGGTGATATTGGATGTAATTGCCTCATGACTATCATCAACTATCTTCAAAAATTTACTATATTTGAACCTTGCACCATACTTATTCAGTTCACTTGAGTCTGCGTAAGAATTAACATTAGCCTGAACAATAGAAGAAACATCATTCGCAGATGATGCCTGATTTGTATTATAGTAAATGTTACTTGTTACTTCAAGATAAAGATATTTAAGATCAAGAATTTCTGGAACAATTCCAGCAACTGAATATTTTCTTAAATCTCTCTTAATATTCTCTTTTATAAGATTTGGAAGAAATTCACCACTTCTTGGTTTTATGCTAATGAAAACTTTTCCGTATTGTGGTGGAATTAATTCTTCACCACCAAATACAGAAATAGATTCGGTCTCAGGATAGATTTTTGCTGGAATTAGAGTTTCATAATCATTTGCAGTCAAAGCTCTGTTCTGAGATGCGTAAATTCTTGGTGCAAACTTCTTAATTGAGTCAGTTTTTTCAATAGAGTCGCCACCATTAGAAGAAATGTCCGTAGTGACTAGTGAAATGCCTTGAGAAATGGTGTAAGTAATTCCATTTCTGACATAATTCATTTTTCCATTAAATCTAAAGGAGTCAACTCCGTTTGAAGACCCACCACTTGTCGTCAAATAGTTGATTTCTACAACATTTCCCTCACTAAGACCTTTACCAAAGACATTATCGCCAAAAATAAGTTCATATCTTTCATCTTCTACTTCTTGTAAGAAATAAACTCTAGAATCTCCATCAATGTCAAACAAACTATCTTGTTTGGTATAAATTTCCTTCGTGGTTCCACTGTTTGTTCCCACACTAACACGAATTAGGTCGGTATCAACGCCGACATTATTGAGTATGAACCTTTGGTTTGGATTTCTGGAACTATAAGTGTAGGTTTGTGTAAGATATGATCCTTCGTAAATTGGAATTAGGTCAAATAATGCAATTTCATTAACTACAGGAACTGTAATATCATCTAAAATCGAAAAAATGTAAGATTCATTGCCAAAAGTACCTGCCGAAGTTGCAATTGGTCCTTTTTTTAACGTAATTGTTGTTGGTGCTGGTGTAATTCCGTCAGTATCAACAAAGAAACTGACGAAAGCCTCAGATGCTTTTCTTGATCTTGGGGTATATCCAATATTTCTCGCTAAAGATACAACATTTTCTCTTAATGTTGCACTATCAATGAAACATTCATTCGATACCATGTTGGCATTGTATGATGTCAGGTAAGTATTATATGCTAGGACATCTAAAATTGTTGACAGATTAGATCCTTCAAAATCATAATCCGTAAAATTGGAATTATTCCTAAGATACTCTTTAAGAGTGGATTTGATCTGGGCGAATTCCAGATTTGCGAAATTTACTAGTGCCATTTATCGAGTTGATTCTAATACAAACTCTAACTGTTGCTGTGGAATATCAATTCCGACAATTCTATAGATGATCAATACGTCAAAAGAGTTATTTTCAAAGTTTGGACTAATTACAATATCGTCCAATATAACTCTTGGTTCATACTTGCGGATAGAATTTTCAATTTCATCCCTAATTGATAGTGCTGAAAGGTCGTCCATGTTCTCAAAAAGAGAATTGGTGATTTTAGAACCGAAATTAGGATTGAAAAACTTTTCTCCAGGCGTAGTCAAGACAATATTACGAACAGATCTTGCAATAGCAGATGCATTCTTGAGTGCAATTACATCCTTTGTGAGCGGATGGCTCTTGAACGATGCACTTATATCTTTAAATCCTTTACTTACACCTTCTAAAGGCATTATCTATGTTTGTATAGTATGTTCTTTCTTATTTATAGGGTTAAATCTCATTCATAGAGTGGTTCAGGATTACTCTGAGTATCAAATAATTCACCTTCTTGGTGCAATTTACGTTTTTTGGGTGTTAAATCATCATTTGAGATCTCTCTAAGCATTTTTTGGTGCTGATCATTTGCTAAATTGTCTAAAAAATCATTCATTTTCGTTCTCCGTAGATAATTCTTCGCGTTCTTTTGCTGTTTTCCAGAAATATTCGTCTTCACGACCCATACCAAGTCGCTCAAAACCATTTTCAACTTGATAATATCGAGTTGAAACTTTAAAATCTGGCATTTTTGGTTCAACTGGTGTCAAACTGTTGTCATAGATACGCATCCTATTGTTTGGATATAATGCATACTGACCATTTTCAAGTTGAATTAAGTTATGTGACTTGTGTTCAGCTGGATTTTCACTAGTTGCATAGTCAACTACATCAGGATCCTGATGGTAATTATCTATGGTACAAATGTAAGTGCCCTTTTGAATACCAAAGTCGCGTGTATACAGTTCATAGTCCATAGAACCAATAAACTGCTTAGTGATTGATACAACACCGTAGTCCATACAATTCCAGAATTGTAGGTTAGGTAGGTTCATATCAGGTGAAGGCATCTCAGGGGAGCTTACAAAGGCACTGATAGGCAATTTATCATACATTGCCGCATACTCTGGTAGATAGGTTTCAAAATAAAAAGTACGTCCAGGTATTGATTTACATGATACCCAAATACCTTTAACAAATTCCCCATGGCCTGACTGATGATCAGTTAGATATTCTTTACGAACCCAAACTTCAACCGAAGGAAGATTGCAAATAAAAGCAGGCATATTAATATGTCCAGTTAATATATCTATACAGTAAAAAATGCTCCTAGAGCATTCCTAGGAGCATTATACCAAATGCTAAAAATAATGTGAGTATTAATAAGATACTCGTAATCCACAACCACTGTGGAATCTTATCCTCTCCCTTGACCACGATAAACCTTCTTTTTACCATTACGGGATGTTGCTGCATACTTTGTATGCTTACCATTCCCTTGACGACTCTTTTTAGGAGTCGGTTCGATCATTTTTTCACCAGAAAATCCAACTCTACTTCGTGCCATGATTAATTACTCTCCCTAAGTTCAATTTTATTGGGTTGAATTGTACCCTCACCAGAAAAGAATTTTTCTGATAAGTCTTGAAGGACCTCTGTAGAATCTTCAAACGAGAGGCCCTTATGGATCAATTGATCCTCATAATATAGATCGAAACGAGACACGTTTAGATTACGCGAGTTTTTTCGTGCCCAACGCGGATCCGGGGGTCACACCAAATCTCATAACCTGCCTCAATTGCATCAAGACAGAATGATACATCTTCTCCACACATGTCCTGAACAGATCCAGATTCAAAGACTTGCATCTTAGGAGCAAACCAAGGATACTTTATATTCTTATCCTCAAAGACACCCTTCTTAATCATGACCCAACCAAAACCA